GCATGGCCACCATAGCCATTTCGTCAATAGTGGACAAGCCCTCATTCGCCGGTGCGAAGAGCTGCGCGAAGATGGTGCCCTGGCGACGGTAGCGGCGCACACCGGCCACGTTGGCCAGGGTCGCCTGGAAGCCCTCGGCGTGGCGAATGGCGAACCGTGCCCAGGGGGAGCGGGTGTCAGGGCGGGGCTTGCCGACGTCGTCCCAGAACACGGTGTAGCCAGCCGCGTCCCACGCCTCCTTGAAGAGGGCGGACATCTCGTCGCGCGCCTGGGTGATCGTCAGGCTCATCCGTCCACCGTCACATAGTAGAGCAGGGTCAGGTCGGCGGGCCGCAGCTCCTCGACCCGCACGATGCGATATACCTTGTCACCGTCGACCACCTCGTCGTGGTTGACGATGTCGACGTGCGGGGTGTTCGGGGCAACGATGTAGAGCGCGCTCGCGGCCTGGGTCAGACTGAGCCGGGCCATGGTGGTCAGACCCAGCTCGATCATGGAGTTGGGCATCACGGACACCGCGCGCATGGTGACCTCGGAGAAGGTTCCGCCCGCCGCGTCGGGGGTTGCGGAGCCGCGCCATGGCTTGTCCACGTCAGCGGCACTCTTGTCGAGCTTGCGCAACACGATGGCTCGGCCATTGTCGGTGATCAGGCGCTGCGCCAGAGCCAGAGCTGCGGACTGGTCGATGGCCATCAGCGATACACCCTGCCTCGACCGCCGCCCGCCAGCAGGCTCGCCAGCAGCCGGTCGGCGGCGGGATAGGCGCGCAGGGTGGCGTTCCGAAGGAAGCCGCTATACATGGTCTCGGTCTCGAGCGGGCCAATCTTCTCGCGGACACCAACCACGACCCCGGTGGGATTGACGGTCGGGTCCGGCATCAGAGCGGCGCTGAGCGCGCGCAGGGCATACTCAGCAGTCGCCCGCTTCAGAGCCTCGGGGATGCCGGTCACCTCCTGGGCCGCGCGGTTGTAGATGCCCAGGCGGGGGAAGCTGAGGGGTTGCAGCGGGTCGGTGTGCTCTGGCGCGCCGAGGAAGCTCTCCGCCCACCGGGTCTCGATGTAGTCGGTGGCGCGGATGATGGCCTGCTGCTTGAGCTGGTCGGATCCGGTCCACTCGGCATTGCCCCGGTCGCCGTGATAGGCGTCGGCGTAGGTGACCGTGATGTAGGCGTTCGCGCCCGCTACCCCAGTGCCATCCTCAACAGTAAACGCCATGCCGACCTCCTACGCGATTGGTCCGACCGCCGCGCTGGTAGCTCCCACAGATCCCGCCTGGTTTGAGGCGATGACGGTGCAAGTGATCAGCGCGCCCTGGTCGGCGAGCACGAGAGTATAGCTCGACGCGGACGCTCCAGCAATGATCTCCGTGCCACGCCGCCAGACATAGCGGAAGGCCGGGCTGCCGCTCCACGTGCCATTGCTGACAGTGAGGGTCTGTCCCACCGTTGGGGTGCCACTGATGGCCGGGGCCACCGTGTTGACAGGCGAGGCTGCAATGCGGCTCCGCCTGCGCTTGCGTGAGTGGTAGAGAGCGGCCTGGAGCTTTTCCGCCGCCCCGCCATTCAGGGTGGCAGGCTCGGCCATCCGCTACTCCTTGACGTTCTTGAGAGGACGTGCAGCCGGGCGATCCCGGCCACGGCCCAGGCGGCGAGCCATGGACTGGTCCAGAGCGCTGGCACCGGCCAGGCCGCGCGCCTGCAGAGCAAGCTCAGTGGCCAGGGCGTTCTCGCCCGCGCGCTCGGCGCGGAGAGCGGCCTGCCGCTTGATGAAGCGCATGCGCTCGATCTGGTCGTCGTGCACGGTGCGCTCGCGCTCGCGGGCCTCCACAAGCTGGTCGCGCCGGGCGCGGACCTCGTCGACCACCTTGCGGCGCTCGTTGAGATCTGCCTCAGCCTCGGCCAGCTCGGCGTCGGCCTCGGCCAGAAGTGCGGTGAGCTCGGTCTCCTCGGCCAGGTCGGCCTCGTCCTGCTCGTCGGCGGCGTCCTGGTCAGCCTGCTCCTGCTCGTCGTCGGGCAGGGTCTCGTTCTCGTCCTGATCGCCCTCCAGAGGCGGGGCCGTGGTCGCGCCCTGCTCGGTCTCCGGGCTGATGCCGGGAGCCTCGGGCGGAGCCTCGCCCGCCGTCTCGCGGGTGAAGGTCGGAGCGGCCTCCCTGACCTGCTTGCGGGTGAGCCCCTCGTTGCCGGTCAGCTCCTGGAGCACTTCCATGCGCGGCGAGCCATCACTGGTCCAGTGCGCGTCGTTCTTCGGATCAAGCGCCTGCAGCGCCTCCTCGATGGTCTTGGTCATGCTCTCAGCTCCTCAGCTGCTTAGTCGTCGCCCAGGACGATGTAGGTCAGGATGACCTCGCCGTTGGCGCGCATCACGATGCCGTTGGCATCGATATTCGCATCGTCGATGAGCAGGTTGAGGTTCAGCTCCAGCGAGTTGTCCGTGTTGTCCAGCACGGTGCCGGTCACGGCCACGGCGTGGGTCCCACGAGCGCGGGGGCTTACCTCGGCGGTAGCCGCGCCGAGCGCGGTCGAGGCGATGATGTCGACCTCGGCACCGGCCAGGGTCGCGTCGGCGGTCGGCGCGGTGCCGATCGCGTAGTCGCCGTCGAAGTTGTCCTGGAGGTTCGCCGAGCCGGGGCCGGTGAAGGTCAGATAGCTGACAGCGCCCAGGAACAGGAGGTTGCCCTCCGGAATGTCCCCGATGACTGCCGTGCCGAAGCCAACGCCGGTCAGACCGGCGACCGTTACCTGGACGTCGCGAACGCGGACGACCTGACGGATGATCTCCTGGGTGTTCGGCCGACCACGGCTGAGACCACGAGGATAACCCTTTGCCATATCTCGCTCCTTTCAGAGAGGGGGAGCCAGTGGCTCCCCCTGCTCAGGTTACGCCTCGCGGGTGATGAGCCGCGCGATCTTGATCTGCTTGCGCTCCGTGAACACACGCGCCCAGCTGCCCGCGTTGGCGAGGTTGTTGCTGGTCGAGGCGTTGCTCGGACCGCCGTTCGGGGCGGTGCCCGCGTAGCGGTGACCACGCGGATGCATGCACCACTCGACGCGGTTGTAGAGCGTCTCCGCGCCGCCGCCGTTGCCGGCACCGGCATGACGCTCGACCTCGGTGGGAACAGCCGGGCTGCCCACGCCGAGACGGATCGCACCCGGACCGAACAGCCAGGTCTGGTAGACGCCAGCCGAGGCCGGAAGGCCGTCGTCGACGATCACCTCGTGGCCGAGGAAGGTCGGGATGGTCACCTGGCCGCTCGCATCGGGGATGAAGTCGATCAGGTTGTTCTTCTGCATCCGGTTGTAGACAACCGAGTGCACCATCACCATGGTGAGATCGTCCTGGCTGTCGCCCATGGTCAGGGCGGCATCGAGGAACGCCTCGGCGGTGAAGTCGGTTACGCCCGCCACGTAGCCGCCGCCGGACACGTTGTTGGTCAGGTCGCCCTGAACGTGCTCGGTGCCGGACGGAGCCGCGTCGTTGTCGGCGAAGATGCCAGCCATGGTGGCCACGAAAGCGGCCTGCATGCGGCGCGCCCAATACTCGCCGACGCGTGAGCCAATGGCGTCCATCGGATCCGCGCCTGCCAGGACGGCGGTCAGGTCGGTGCTCGACCAGCTCTGGTTGCGGCTCAGTCGAACCGCGACCTCGGTGGCAGTGCCGATCTTCATCGGGTCGGGATCCGCCGTGCCCCCGGTGTATTCAGCCGGGATGGTGTCGGTCGAGACGCGCTCGACGTCGTCGTCCAGATCCTTCCACGACGGGACGTTGAAGGTCAGACCCCCGCCCGCCAGAAGATTGTCGATGAACGGATCACGGACAGCAGCGCCGGACTGGATCAGTCGCGACTTCTGCTCGGTGATCTGCTGGGCATAGGGGGTGAAGATCTGCGGGACGACAACGTCCGAGATCCGGGTGGTGGGTCCTGCGGCCATGGTGGCTTCCTCCTAGAGAAACTCGGGATCGGAGCGTTGCCCCATGGCTGGCTCCCCTCATCGCGTCGGCCCTGCCCCATGGCCGGGGCCTTCGCCTGTCACTTCCTATAGTCTCACCGAGCGATGTCGGCAAGCCCCTTTGTTACGACTTGGCAACAGCCGGGCGCATGCCACCGATCGTGGTGCCAG